TGTGTAATCTGTGACTGCAAACCTTTTTCCACATCAACAATCGTTGACTTCGTTTCCTCAATCGACCGTTCGAGAGTGTTGCTCTTGCCTTTCAGCTGCAATATGCTCCGCTGAATTCCGTTGACCTTACTTGTACGGTACTCTTCCCCGTCTGCTTCCAGATCGTCGCGCAAAGCCTGTATGCCTTTCAGCGTGCGCTTTAGGATGTAAGTCTCGATCAGTTCATATTTTGTAGTCAGCCGTACCGCATCTCCAACCTCAATGCATGGATTTCCTTTGCAGTCAGCACTAAATGGTCTGTATATAATTCCTTTTATCTTTGATAACGTTTTTTCTCCAATTTCGTTTAATTCCTTTGTTCCCTTCCCATAAACAAGGAAATTTTCCTCGATCACATAAGTGTTTCCGCCATCACCTACAATTACTCCTATATCATTCTCTTTTTCACGAATTTGCAGTTTGTCAATCGTTCTGACAATATAATCTTCATATTGCGCTGAAATGTACTGGCTTTTACTTATGCTGGTGCTCTTTGGATTTCTAGGGTAAAGATCATCCGCCGGGTAAAGATCATCCGCCGGATAAAGCCCCTGCATCTCTTGAGTTAAGTACACATAGCGAAACTTTCCAACGCGCCCGATATTTCCCATACAACCGTTAATTTCAAGTATACAAGACAAAACCTCTTTTCCGCTTATGGCTTCGCCTATCGTGTTTGTCTCTGCGGTATCTGAACTTCCGCTACTTGATGCTTTCACTTCTACAGTTTTTTCAATAATCATTTCATCATTTACAAGAGATACTTCTTCCTGTTCCACTCCAAAATGATTAAAAAAGCTATCTCTGAATTGTTTGAGAGTTACCTTGCTATCTTTTTGTGGAAGTATCTGATTGTACCAATCAGTAACATCAGATGATAAAATATCATACAAAGCATCGTAAGCTACCACATCCCGGCACGTCCGATCTGCCGTAGGTGTGTCAGAATAAACCTTGTATCTTCCTATTTGGAATGGTTTATCTTCGTGACCATCAAGAGTCATCTTTGCAGTCAACCACTTGCCTTTCATTGGCAAGAATACATTGGACACCGTGAATTTAATCATCCCGGCTTCACATGCCCCGAATGTTAATTCAGATTCCGAACACAAGCTTTCTGTCAATTCAAATTTTTCTTGGTGTAGTTCGGTGTTTGTGATATTGATTTTTCCATCATCAGATACGATGTTTAACTGTTTGTCTACGCTGTCCTTTAAAAACAGGCTTGAATATTGGTAATCAACCATCGTATACACCTCCTATAAATGCAAGTCTTACAGAGTTGTAATGTATTTGTCCTCCATAAGTTCCATATATCGTTGGTTGGAAGTCGGCCATGTATCCTTTTTGCGTGACGTAATCGTCATACTCCGGTATGTAAGCCGTGATATAGCAATCTCTTCCGGTTGCATTGGTAAACTGCTGACGGATTTTACTTATAATGGCATTAAATTCCGTGTTTGTAAGCATAGCCCGTGTTTCAAACTCAACTTTTAACGCCTTTAATTCCACGGCATTTCTATGTAGATAGCCGTTAGCGTCCGTATAATCATCCAAGTCCTGCATATTCACATATGGGCTATATGTTTCCGGTTTCATGAAAGACATTGGAACTGTATAATTTCCAATCTTTAACAACCATCCGCTGTACGCCATGTTTCCACCACCTAACTGTTTTGGTTTGCGGCTGTCTCAAATGACAGTCGGTAAAATGGGTATAAAAATAGCACCTACCAGTTTGATAGATGCCACTTCTTTTTCTTTATCTATTTTGTGATTACTTCGATATTGGGCGCTTTAATCACAATTTTCTCCGGCGTGTGAATTACTTCCGTGTTCCCATATGTAATCTTGATTTCCTGTTTTTCCATATATACCTCCTATTGAATTTAAAAATGAAAAGAAGCGCATCTCTGCGCTCCCTCTTATATACCCGCTTTCCCCAGCCTTTCCCAATCTGCATCCCTAGTACATTCATCCTTTTTCTTCAATAAGTTTTCGTTCTCTTTTTCCAGTTTTTCTATTTTTATTTCCAATTTCTTTTTCTCTTTTTTCAATGCAATATTCTCTTTTTCCAAATCGTCCGAACGAATAAGCGCGTTTGACTCCCGATTAAAAAGATCAGTATTGTGCGCCTTTAATGCATCTTTTTCTTTATTTAACTATCTTATTTCCCATTTGTAATTCTTTTTATCTTGCGTCATCTTAATTTTCAATTCTTCTATCGTTTGATGTGCTTTATTCAACTTCTTTTTGCACTCATTTAGTTCTGATTCAGACTCCCTATTCTCCATCGTAATTCTCCACATATTAAATCCAAATTTATATGAAAGTGTAGCCACAATCATTACATATAATTTTATTTATTTCATATGTTTGATCTTTTCTCAAAATCTTTTCCTTTTTATTTACTAAAGTAAACGGTTTAAATGGATTTAGATTTGCAGTGTATCTTGTCTTTGTTTTGCCTGGTACAAATTTCTGCTCCGTATAATGAGAACAATTTTTGCTCCCACATCTTGGACAGTAAACCTCTTTTTTTTCTCCGAATAAAGTATATTTATATATACCATTAAATCCCGTGTTTTGAGATCTTTCAACAGAATTTCTTAAGAATAATTTTCCAACACCTGTAATCTCTGGCTCTTTTGGTCGTTCCCACCCTCTATCATTTTCGTTTTCTTGTTCGTATGATTTATAAAATTCACTTTTCCCCGCAGACATTTCATTGTTTTCGTGTTGTTTCAACGGAAATCCGCAATTGATACACATTTCTGCTTTGTCTGAAATTTCTTTTCCACATTCAGGACATTTAATCAACGCCATGTGTTACCCTCCCGCCACTTGTAATAAAATGATTCTACCACATGTGGCGGTATTTGTCATTAGAAAATATATGCTTCTCTTCCAGTTCTGTTAAAGTAATCTTTTGCATAATTGCGAGCGCTTTTTCCGATCTGCTCGGATGTAATCCCAAATTCTTTTTCCAAAATTCCTTGAAGCAACTGATTTTGCTGTCTTAGCAATTCCATTTCCTGTTGCGCCGTACTGTACACTGCATCTCGAATACCTGTAATTTCCTGTCCACCGGCAACCGCTGTTTTCCCTCCAACAGTCCCCAGCATTTCTGCCCGTCCATTTTCTCCCGCCATAAACATACTGTACTGGCTTGGGAATCCTCCGGCGGCAAAAGTAGGAATCTTTCCAAGATTTATACTTCCGGCTCCAACAATCTGCTTTCCAGCAATGTTTACAGCGTCCCACGAAAAAGAAAGCTTTGAGTTCATCCAGTTTGCAAATCCGTTCCATATGTGTTTTACAGCGGCTATAGCATTATTCCATGCATTTTTTAATCCATCTGAAATACCACTAAATGTCCACTTGTCTGTTGTAAACTTTGGAGCAACATCTTGATTCCACCACTTATAGAATCCGGTGTTTTCCCACCATCCAGTAAATTCCTCCCACTTTTTAGATAGACCTTTTCTTATGCTTTCTCCAAGATTTTTCCATGTATCTTCTGTAAACCATGGAGAAACTTTCTCGTTCCACCAAACGGCTATACCTGTGTCACTCCACCATGTAGAGAATTCCTCCCATTTAGTCGAAAGACCTTCTTTTATTCCGTTTCCTATTTCAAGCCAATGATCTTTAGTAAACCAAGGCAAAATATTTTCTTGAATGTATTCAGATGCTTCATTCCACTTTTCTTCTATTTTACCTTTTATTTCTCCTATTTCTGTCTGTATTGAAAGCTTTTTTTCTCCCCAATATTCTTTTACATCTTCCCACCATGAAGAAACATCCTCTAAAGTTGTTGTTAATTTATTGCGAACGGGTAGTTCAACATCTAATCCCCACCATTCTTTTACGTCGTCTTTAAACCCAGATATTTTTTCTCTCAAGTTTGGAAGAACAACTTCTGCTCTTAAGTCCACATTATCTAGACCATTTATTTGTTTCCACTCATCTATCCATGCTTTTAAATCAAAGCTACTTGGAACTTTTAGGCTGTCTGGAACATTATTATTGAAATCGTTTAGCGCCTTTTGGTATTCATCTAAAGATGCATAATCTTCTTTTTTCGGCATCTTAATGTTTAAGTCAACTCCGTCTGAATAACTCTCAAGTATTCCTTTTTGACTTAAAATGCCCCCACCATATGCATTTATCCACTCAAACGGATTTATAAGCTGCTTTAAGCTTTCTTGCAAATATTGTAAAAATCCACCATCCTTATATGCTTTTACTAGATTTTCTGCATCTTTTTTTATACTGTCTTTTCCAATAGTAAAAGTTAACGCCCCAACTGCAACGGAAAGTGAAATCGGAACTACATAAGAAAGAATTGACTTTACTGACTCTTGTCCAAACGCCGCCACAAACTTCTCACTAATCAGTTTTCCTATCGTTTCCTTAAGAATTTTACCTGTAAGAATTTTACCTGCATACTTAAGTGCAAATGCTCCAATAATAAGAGATATTGTCTCAAGATCAATTTCACTCAAAAAATCCGTTACACCATCCCATACTTCTGACCACTTGATATTTCCAATTGCTGTTGTAATAGTGTCATATATTCCATGAACCCATGTATTGATTGTTCTACCAAGTGCCGAAAAATCAAACGTTTCAAAGAAGCGATTCACTCCTGCGGCAATAGAATCTCCAAGATTTGTCCAGTCAAATTCTTCTCCAAATGACAAGGCTGAATAAATTGCTGTGTTAAGCGCACTTGCAATCGTCATGCCGACATCTCCGAACAATCTTGGTGTAATAAGCCCATTAAGGAAATCTGCCAGCCCTTTTCCAAAGTTTCTAGCCTTGGAATAAATTCTATCCCAGTCAATAGATTCCATGGCATCTGATAGCGCATCGCTGATATATGCCCCAAGTTCCCGCAAACTTCTGATCTGGCTTTCATAGTCTTTGAAAATGGTATCTACCTGTACCAGCCCACCGGACGCACCACCGCCGGATGCACCACCACCGCCGGAACCACCAGAACCAGATCCGCTTGAATTATCCGGAGTGGTAATCAGATTCAGTTCGTCAAAGGCTCTTAAGCCCTTATTCATCTTTTCAACGTTCTTCGCTGCCTGTCCAGTGCTGTCTGCTATATCAGCCGCGCTCCCTGCTGCATCAGACCAATCATCTGCCAAACCACCGGCAGAAATTTCAAATTTCCATCCGAAGATTGATCCTAACGCATTGGTTACTGTTGTTGCAAAAGCAATAACTTTCTGCATGACTGCATTAAGAGTTCGCACAAACGGTTTAAAAGCGTTAATCAGTGCGCCACCGATAATAGCCGCAAGCTGTTCAAATGACTGCTTAAGGATTCTTACCTGGTTTGCCCATGTGTCTGATGTTCTCGCAAAGTCTCCCTGCGCCGCGGCTGTATTAGCCATAACATACTGATACCGGAGCATGGTCTTTTCTGCCTGCGTCATAGACGAAATGTCAGCATCCAATCCCTGCTTCATAGCCCACTCTTTAAGTGTAGCCTGTGTGAGGTCAAGACCATATTTTCTTAACGGCTCTGTCTCTCCGGTAAATACTGCCTGCAAGTTTCTAGCAACGTCAGACTGCTCCATATCATAGAAAGAAGCCATATCCGCAGTCAGCTTTGTAAGCTGTAGCGACATGTCAGCCATCTTTCCTTGTGAAAATCCCATGGCCGTACCCATAGCTTGGAATCGGCTTGCCACCTGTTTAGCGGTCAACTCTGACATGCCAAAATCCTGTATGGATGTTTTTGAAAAGTCCTGTATCAGCTTCTCATAATTGCCGAATGTGGTACGTACAACGTTCTCAACCTCTGTCAAAGAAGATGATATGTCGATAGCATCCTTAATCTTTGAAAAAGCACGGAATAACAGCCAGTATGACGCATATAGTTTTCCAAATGCTGACGCAAGACTAAAGCTGCTACTCTTCGCCTTGTTCGCAGATCCACTAAAAATGTTCAAACTTTTTCCGAGAGATGTTGCTGCTCTACCGGATGATGCGCCTGTTTTTGCCAAATTGGCAAGTGCTTCTGTCATCCGGATGATGTTTGCGCTTACGTTAGGCGCTTTTGAAAGCGTATCAAACAGGTATTTGAGGTTGTCCGCAAGTAAAGGTATGTTATTTACCGCTCTTCCGCTTGCAACGCTTCCTAGCCTTGATATGGACGTCACAAGGCTACTCATGTTTGTCATGTCAAATTTAAGCTCGCCGATTTTATTCATCTGGCGCACAAAGTTCTGCAACTGCGCTGATATCTGCGGCAAATTGGCTGTTGCCTGTGTAGAATTCGCCAATCCAAGTTTGCTAATGCTTTTAATCAGATTTGACAATCCTGTTGTATCAAAGTTAAGTGACCCTACGCTGTTCATTCCTTTGACAAAATAAGCAAGGTCATCCTTAATTTTAACTAGATTGCTTGTTCCTAAAGTAGCCAAAGTTCCGCCCATTTTAGACAGAGCCGCCGCCGTATTCATAATTCCACTTGCATCAATCGTTTTCGTATCTTTCATTCCTGCAGCAAGATTTTTCATTGCCGCAGATATACCATAGAAAGATGATGTGTCTATATTTAAGAATTTGTTTAATGCGGTGGCAAGTGATGTAATTTCTTTTGATTTTGCACCCTTAAACCCTGTTGCCGCGTCAGACATGCTTCTAATTCCAGATGCTATGTTTGACAGTTTACTGGTATCAAATGATAGGCTTTTCCCGAGATTGTCTAAACTTGATGCAAGTTTATCAATGGAATCACTTGCTTTTGCAGAATCTGCCTTAATTTTTATCTGTAATTCATCAATATCTGCCATGACCGCACCAACTTTCTACACATAATAAAAAGACGGTAGGCTGTGACACCTTACCGTCCTTGATTTTTTACTGAATCAAAATTTTCTGCCCTACATAAATTTTGTTTGGGTTCTTGATCCCGTTATCTTTCTGCAATTTTGCAACCGTTACATTGTTTTCTTTTGCGATCTTTGAAAGTGTATCGCCGCGTCGTACTGTATACGTTGTCTTTTTATCTGTAGACTGCACAGAAGCATCCGTTGATCGAATATCTCCATCGTTGCACCAACCTACTGCAACTCCATTTTTTGAAAAGCAATATGGATTGTGCGTACCCGCTTTGATTCGTGTAATCGTTCCGGAAGCATACTTGATGATCGCATCTCCAATACCAGCCGTGGAAGATTTGTAGTAAGAAGAAACCGTGATTTCCTCTCCAACCTTATGAAGTGTATTTTCTGGATCCGGCATGACATTTACCGTGTCTACCGCTACATACAGTTCATTCAGATCGACGCATCCGGAAACACCGGCTACAAATCCCTTTGAACTGTATTGCCATCCGTAAAGTTCATGAAGAATATCAGGCTTCTTGTCTTCCGGTGCGTCTGCCGTAATCATCATAGGCGTACTGGACGGGTATCTTGCGACCCAAAACGGGCAATCAATATGCTCAAGATATGGCTTGATATAGCTGTTGTAAAAAGACAGACCCGTGTATACACCAAATTTGCACCCTGCGGCTTCAATGATCTTCTGATATTCATTGATAATAGAGACAATCTTATCGCCAATATTCTGCTGGCACTTATCCTCTACATCCAGCCATACCATCACATTTCTTCCGCCAAGAACTTCGATCACTCTTTGCGCATCGGTCTGCGCTTTTTCTGCGTTGGTTGCGTAGCTGTAATTATATACGCCCTGCACCGGAACGCCAGCTTCTGTTGCTCCTGTCCAGTTTGCTTCAAAATACTTGTCCGGCTGCAAATCTTTTCGGATTACTTTCAAAATGGCAAATTCAACGCCGTTCTCTGCTACTTTTGACCAGTTAATATTTCCATTGTACCCGGAAACATCAATACCTTTAATTTTCATGTGGCACCTCTTCTTTCTTTGTGTGGCTCAACTCATAATTTGATTCCACGTTTTATTTGATAATCGTTTCTGGCAACCCTTTTCTTTCTGCTGCCACCATATACATTTGTTCTGTTATGATTGCTTTTCTTATATCTTTTTCTGTGATTTCTTTTCCGTTGATACTCTGCTGCCCGATAATAGGTTTTTCTATATATTTTGACCTTGCTTTTCTTCCGGCAAGGCAATGTTCTACTGCCACCGATACCGCTGACAATCCATACGTTCCAAACCACGTCCACATATCATTGTCTTTTTGCTTTTTCTCCAAGTTGTAAGCGTCCGCATATGGCTTTAAATCAGCCGGACAGGACGCGTCTATATCATGCACAGTAAATCCGTACCCTTTCGTAACTAAAAGCCAAAACGGACGGATTTCCGCGCAATATCGTTCCCATGTAAGATCTTCTGATTTCTTATCTGCTACTTTGTTTTCGCTGTTTTCTTCCGCTCCGCATTGAGCAGCTTCGATAAAAAACCGTTTTCCAGCAATTCGCTTAAAAGGCTGTTGTAAAGCTCCTGAACATCCGAATCATCAGAATCAAAGTAATCATCTAACATGGCGTATACAACGCCCATTTTCTCTTCTTTCTCATCCTCATTTGCCGGATTATAGCCAAGTTCGTCGCTGTAAAACTTTTGAGCCCCTACCAGAATTAACTCCGGAAGAAGAAAAAGCATGCTGTCAATAACATCAAGATCATCTGTCTTCTTCTCGAGACCCGCGATCTTCTTAATAATTCCGCTTTTTACTGTTGCTTCATATCCGAATTTAATCTGTAATTCTTTCTCTCCAAGCTTTAATTTTGTCATATTCTTTCCCTTTCTCCCTCTTTATAGGGAAAGGGCAGTCCGAAGACCGCCCTATTCTATGTTAATAATTATTCGGCTGTTTCTACATTTTCGTCAGCCACAACAGCCTTGGATTTTTCAAGTGACTGACCTACGATTTTTTTGTTACAGTAAAAGTCTTGTCCCCGTTATATGCAACTGTAAAATCATCCGTTACCCACTTTGGAGCCGTGTTCTGAACAACGGTTGCTGTCATTTCAAGAATTTCGTCAGTTCCACCAACGTCATTGACCGTAGGTGTGATCTGCCCGACATAACACGACTTTGCTACACCGCCGAGTCCATCGGTACCGTAAAGCTGCATAATGTCGCATTTCTTTCCCTCGACCTTTAAAAGCCTGTCAAAATCTTCTTTGATAAGGTTTCCTGTAAATTCCTTAGAATCTGTGGTTTTAATACCTGTCTCAAATGTCTGCGTATCATCTTCAAGAGTCGTGCTCTCAACGGTATTTGGAGCAGAAGTCGGAGAAGGGATTGATTTCGCTGCAAGCATCAACCTGTATGTTCCCGTAAAATCCGTTGCTTCCTCGCCGTCTGTGTGTTCTTTATAAATCACACGGGCTAAGTAACTTGTTGAAGCCATTTTTACCTCACTTTCTACCGCATAGCTTTGTGCGGTCAGCGAACGTCTTTCCATTTGACGTCCGGTGTTTTTTTAAATTAACCTTTCATTTGAACCAATCACACGGCGAAACCTCGCTGTGCTCCTGAATCTTTTTTCATTGTCATTTTTAAACTCCGGCATAGATATGATCTGAAACTGCATTTTTTTGAAAGCCTCCGAAACAATTGCAAGGATTCCTTTTGCATCACTTTGTCTTGTGTTTGTGATCACATCAATCTGTAGCGTTTCTTGTACTGCATTGATGGATGATCCATCTAACACCTGTCCTTTTTCTACCCCAGGCATCTCATGGATGTAAATAGTCGGGAAAACAGGGCCTTTATCAAGGTTCTTTTCAACCGTTGTAAATGCAGTGTCAAAATTCATGTTTTTGTATTTCTTCTGGAGTTTTGGTTTGGCTATCGTTACAATATTGGAAAAAATGTTTGTTTCAAGGTCAAATACCCACTGGTTTCCTGCCATTATCCAAACACCTCCTTTGCTGTCTGTGTAACAATCTGACGCAACTCATTTGCGGTCAGATACATGAATGGTCTGCTTGGCATTCCCTCTGTAAACCACCAATTGCCATTGTCGTCCTGATAAAACCATCCATATCTTCCATCTGAAATCTGATGTATAGTTTTTCCACTTGCGTACTGACACGAAACACCCTCTGGCAATTTCCCAGGATAAGGACTTTGCTGTCCCACAATTCCGGTTCCAAACTCAACAAATGCGGCATGGTCTGTACCGGCTATTACCGCCCATATCCCGCCGCCCTTAGTGCTTCCTTCATATTCCGCGTGAACACTTGAAATCAGTTCTGATGTAAATATTGCGTCAAGGTCAGCAATTTGCACTCTGGCAATCTCTACGCCCTTTTCCGCGAGTTTTTCTGCCAATAGCTGGCACTTATATGTCAAGCTGTTTTGATAGGCTCTAAGCTCTCGTATGGCGTTCTGAACAGACTTTTCAGACAGGCTCATTGTGATTACTTTCTTTCCCATTCAGCACCTACTTCACATTTTTTTGCAATAAGAACAAATCAACCGTCAATCCCTCGTCTGCAACACCTTTTACGATGTAATCAGCCGAATTTTCGTCAACGATTGTATTCTCTTCATCTTTGTACCTTACATCTGACCGTTTCCATACCAAAGAGCCGACGCTCAATGGAAGTTTCCCTTTGTCCTCGACAATCTGAACAAAGTTTGTGGAATTGTCAACGCCAAACTCTTTTATAAGTGCTTCACTCAACTTATTGCTGATTGAAGAATAAAAAACCACAGGCTTCTCATAACCTGTGGTATACTCTCCGGTTGTTTTCGGTATTTTGTTTCCATCTTCATCGAGGTAATAAATTACATTTCCATCTGAATCAGTATATGAAGAATATTCGATGTTTCCATCCTCGTCCGTCACATACACCGGAACCTTTCCGCTCTGTAGCGAATAACTCATTTTTTGCTTATTGATCTCAAGCATTTCACTTCACATCCTTGCCGAACCGTTTCCACAGCTCAGAAAGCTTTTCCCATCCATACATCGCGACAAACGCAACAATAAATCCTGCAATAATAGCCGCCAAGATCATATACCATAAAATTGATGTCTGGATGTACTGCATGTATGCCACAAATGCAGCGACCGTGATACCGATGGAAAGGGCAAATACCAAAATGTCCGTCGGAACCTTAGAAAATACGCCTACGCCTTTGATTACCTGTGTTACCACAGACACAACAAATGCCAGCGCACCAATGATTGCCAGAATAATTGTCATATTTGCAATTACAGACTGTATAATATCCATGATTAAACCTCCTTTTCATCATTAAGACGGGTTTCTATCCCGTCAATTCTGTGATGCGCCGATTTCACACTTTCTTCAACCTTTATAATTCTGTTGTCGTGAGAATTTATTTCTTTTCTCATCTCCGAAACTTCATTCTTGATCTCGGTTGTGTTGTTTGAAATGGCATCCAACTTCATGTTAATGCGTGTGTTCTCCCGCACGCGCTCTTCAAGATCCGTGTTGTCTGTCCTTTTGTTGCTCTTCAAGCCCATAAAGACGGAAAAACCAAGCGACAGCACGCTTATAATGATTGCTGTTGATATTTCAATCGTCAAATCATATACCGCCTTTCATTTTTATGGCACACCGCCCACCACCGCTCAATGTGTGCCGCCTGCTACGTTTTGTCGACGTCGACAAAACGTAACGCACAATCTTCTAAAAAACTGATAATTGCTTTGCAAAAAACAGATTCCTTTTCTACTCATGGCAGATAGGTCACAAAGATTTTACAAACGGGAATACCCCTACGAACAAGCTTTCCCTGTCTTTCCAGCTACGGCTTACGCCGTTTTCTGAATAACTTGCCATATATGCTTCTCCTGCCTGTGAATGGTCGTACACGGATAAATTGACGATTACATCCTCAAACTGTTTCAAGTCTTCGGATATTTTTTCATCCGTGTAGCTTTTCGGGTAATTCCGCTTGCTTACCACTTCATTTCTTGCCTGCTTGATAAGCTGTTCAATGTAAGGATTATCTTCTTTCTGGTCGAACACGACAACATCAGAAGTTACACCATCTTCATCCGTAACGGTTTCAATATGAAATTGTTTCAGTCTGATTTTGACCTGCTCTAATGTTGTATATTCGTCCATTCTTCCCTACCTATAATCCGAACTGCTCGATCAAAATGCGTTTCAGTTCCGCTCCACTGATTTCTTCTGCACCCTCGATCCCATGTTCAGCGGCAAGTGCCTGTAAATCAGCAGTGCTCATTCTGTTAATCTCTGTCTTGGTGTACTCGCCAGAAGATTTCTCTCCCGGAACAATGTCCGGGATTTCATCTCCTGCTTTATACCATCTTCCATTGCGCTTTACTGTATATTCAGCAATCATACCGCACCTCCTACGCAACTTTCATGACAACAACGCTGTCCATGCCCTCAAAAGTAGGCAATCCGATCATTGACACAATGCAATGGGTGTTGATTGGATGATTTGTTGCGTATGTATATACCGAAATGCCGGTTTCTACAATAGAAAGGTTTCCGTCTGTTAAACTTCCGCTTCTCTCTTCCGGTGTCTTTCCAAAGACATAATCTCCAAGGTACACACCGGATGCCTGCGCCGAAATAACTCCTGTAGGAATAAAATATTTGGTAGCACCGTCTGCAGGGTCGATGTAAAGTTTGTCGTAAACTTCAATCTCGATGCCGTATCCTCTAAGATACTCTGTAACCTGCCCCTGCTGTAAGCGAATACCACCATTGTAAGCAGTAATTCCAAGCACCTGTTTCTTTGTGTCCTCCGCCTTAAGGACCATTTCCCATGTTTCTGTATTCATGCTAAAACGTGCAAGGGAATATCCGGTTTTCTTTGCAAACTCACGTTTAATCTCGATAAGGTCGTCAAGTGGCGTTGCTGTTTCTGGTGCAGACCATTTATCGGTATCGCTTCCGGAAATATCCTTGTAATGATCTCTCTTGTGCGCCACTCCATTGTCCGAAGTATAATCCACATAGTAGCTCTTTCCGCCAATTGTTACCTGTACTCTTGGAATACCATCAGATGGTGCTAACAACTGCCAAATCTGGCGTTCCGGCACTACTCTTGCCCCTTCAATAAGCATCATCGGTTTTTTGCTGATTTCTCTAAGCACCTGGTTTGCCATGTTGGAATTTTCTGCCGACTGGTAATTTGCATACTCCTGCTCTTCACGCTCTGTTACCATGTAAGACTCACGGTAGAAAGGCATCTCGTTCTGAATGCCCGAAAATCTACCAACGTCTCTTAACTCTGCCTGCGCATCAAAATTGGATGCCTTTAATGATACCGGAAGACCGTTTTTCCCTTTGATAAATCTAAGCTCAAGGCTGTCCTGTTTTCTGGTTCCAAATTTCTGTCTACCTAAGTAAGGCGCAGAACCAAGCGTTTTTTCATAATTATTCCACATAACCCCAAGACTTCTTGCGGTAAATGCTTCTGCTAATGGTAATGCCATTCTCTAATACCTCCATTTCTTAATCAAAAAAAGTGACACGCGGTGTTGCTGCTTTTGCAGTTTCTTCCACGGTCACTCCGTTCGCTGTTACCTTTGCGCTGTCAATAGAACCCTGATATACATAAGTTCCCGGCGCATCTCCCATTGTTACGTCAACATCTTCCAGAAGATACCCTTTGCAAGATTCGTCATTGCTTGGGAACGGTGTCCCTGCCTTTGCAATCTTCTTTCCGTTTGCATCGGCACTTGACACCATTGTCTGCGGAACGATACACGCCGCACCCTCATAAGGAAAGAATTTTAAAATTCCTTTACTCTGTGTAAAGTCTCTTTCAATCGGTTTTCCCATAATTTACCTCCTATAAAACATAATGGTCTTTGGCTTCTGCACTTTCTGCAGGTTTGCCAAAACTGATTTTTTCTGCGTTCTCTACGTCCGCAGTTTTTTTATTTTCTCCACCTGCAGTACCGCCGCCCGGATTTTTAGAATTATTTGCGATCTCCTGTTCCTTTGCCTGCGCTGCTGCGGTTTCCTTTTCGGATGTAATCTTTCCAAGAGCGTCATAATCAAGGCTTCCATCATCTTTGACGACCGTTTTTGCCTGCTCTGCATTGATTTTTAACTTTTCCATCAAAGCTTCGCGCTGATCTCTGATGGCGTTTTTTTTCTGCATATCTGCAATCTGCTGATTTGCTGTCTCTAACGCCTTGTTTGCTTTTTCAAGTTCCGTGAGGTTTCCTGCTTCCATTTCATCCAGCTTTTTCTGCAACTCATCTGCGCTGTCTGCCTTTGCCTTAAGCTCTGCTGCTTTTGCCTGTTCTCTCTGTACGGCACTGCCGTAATCAGCAATGATTTTCTCAACATTTTCCTCACTGATACCCATTGCAATTAACTCTTCTCTTTTCATTGATTACCTCCGATATGTCTTTACGAATTTTTGCGGTGCAACGACACCGAATGACACTGTTGTTTTTTACGCTCACAACTTTGCGAATTTTTATAAAATAAAAACAGCCGACGATTACTCGGTAGCTGTCTTATTTTGCTGTTTATTTAATTGATTTACAATTTTCTGTGCTTTTTGTTCCTGCTCTTCTGCATCACCAATGGTTTTCCATAAAGCATCCATGTATGGCTTAGACTGCAAAAATGTTTTTTCCGAATCTCCCCAGAGTCCGACCGTTTTAATTGCAATAAGAGGATGTATTCCGCACTCCAATAACTGATACAGTGTTTGTGACTTCGTATACATATTGTCTTGCGGGCTATGATTGATTTGCACGTCAAAATCTCTAACTGACAAGTTCAAATCATGATCTTTAACGCGGATTGCATTTAAGACAACTTTTGCAAGTCTTTTCTCTGCCGATTTCACGATTGGGTCTTTTAATTTTGCTCTTGTCTTTGAAAAATCCCATCCATTTCTCAACTCTACCGCGCCCTGTGTATCTCCGCCAGTGTTCCCCTGCTTGTTTGGTATGGCAAGAATTGATAAGGCATTGTCCCAAAGATCATCTTTTGCCACCTGGCACTGACTCTGGTTAAGTTCCTGTGTCATAATCTCAACATCGGCTTTGTTGTCCTTGTTGTTGGACTTTACCGTCAAAGCATGGCTCATTTTCATTTGTTCAAATGTCTTTGTGTCAATCTCACAGTTTACAAATTTTACCCAGTACTGAACAAACTGCTCAATTCCATCCATTCTGTTCGACTGCATGTTGTTTATGGCATCCAGAAGCCCTATGACAAGTTCAATGTCCGATATTCTTTCATGGTTGTTTGGGAACTCAACAATAGGAATGCTTCCAAATGCATGCAATTTCCATTCAGAAGCTACTCCATTTTGAATTTTGCATGAATAATTGTCTGTATAGCACAGTTTGTACCATCTTCCATCCTCGTCTTTAAGTTCTTGTACTGCAAGAACCGGTTCTTCCGTGCTCCGATTATAAATAACACACGTATTCATCGGAGTAGGAGCAACAATCTGAAATGGTATTTCTCCATTTGAAAATCTTACCGCCTTAAAAGATGTTCCGGTTGCTGACTGCCATTCACCAGCTTTAATGTCCTTTTCCTGTTTATTCGCATCCACAAGGTAATCATTCAGCTCATCTACTGCATGATTGATCGCATCATCATCTTTTCGACTGATGAACTGAATTGGCTCACCGTATGTCTGACCTACCTTGAACTGAACAATCTCATATGCATGATTTTCTACTATTTTGTTTGTAATATCAGCATTTTGTACCTTTAATCGGTATAAAATCGGCTGATCTCCTTTGTAATACCGCCATAGGTATTCTATTATGGTTTTGTTGTAATAATAATTACCGATGCAGTCTCCCACCACCTTGACAATATTGTCTGCTGTGATGGTTTCAACATCAGTATATAAAATTTTTCGCCCATAACAGCCCTTAACAAGATCTTGGAGAGATTTATTATTCATAATTGGCTCCTAAATAAACGTCATCCCACTGGATGTTGACCGAATTGGAAGAGATTTTAATTCTGTTTTTCCATTCTCCGGATAAAATACCACTTTTTTGTGACATTTCCTACATTCCACAGAAATGTTCATTGTTGAACGCCCATCGTGCGTGGCAACTTTTCTTCCACACAGCGGGCAATATATTGTTTTTGGTTTATATCCCATAAAATCCTCTTTTCTTTGCAAAAGAAAAAGCACCGGAGATTTTTCTACGATGCTTTTCTAAATTGGGGGAGGTGAAGTATTCAACTTTTGTTGCTTTCTTCGATTATAACTATATCATTTTTTCAATATGACATTCTATGACATTTTACAAATAAGTTGCTCCATATTTTTGCTCAAATTTTTTTAATGCAATTCCATGAAGCCTTATTGTTTGTCTCCAAGAGTAATTCATTTCGGTTGCAATAACCTCAAATGTCTTTTTTTCTATGTACTTTGAAAACAACACATTATAGACATTCTCATCTTCCATGCTGTCTATCTGACTGACAATCTGATCTCTTTTAATGATATAATCATCAACCAGTGCATCGATCTTCCTTTCCATTTCATCAATCTTTGCCTGCTTCGCGCCTATCCTGTCAAAATTTGGGGTTGTCATTACTCTTTCTTCATTTGTAATTGACGATATGCTGCATGCCAGCTCTTTAAGTTGTGCAAGCTCTATTAGCTTATTATTTATCATCCGGTTAAGCCTGCTTATCTGGTTTAGATAGTCCTTTGTTGTCATATCAATACCTCCTAAACGGATTTACTGCCGCTTCTACTTTGGCTACGTTATTTCCATTTGTCACTCTAAGCGCAAAGTTTGAAAATACATCCGGCACATCATCCAATTGCTTTTTACCGGACACTGAATATCTCTTGAGAAGAGACATCATTACTCCATATGGCTCATTTGGCTTATATAATGATGGGTCTTTAAATATAACGTGCTGCAATATCCAGTTAGAGCACTGGAAAATCCTTGCTTCCTTGTTTGTCTCCGTCGGTGTGTCCGTAATGTTACATATCCATCCTTTTTTTTCGACACGCTTGTTTACTTCCATTGCGACACGGTCTCCGCCGGCGTTTCTCTCAAATTCACATTCCTGCACTTTGTTGTTTGTCAAAACATTTGCTGCATTTTCATACTGCATCTCATAATCTGCCGTGTTATCGCAAACGCAATCCACGCAGTAATAATCCTCTCCATATTTCTGCAATACAGGCAAAACAAAGTAATCCGTTCCTTTTCCCTTGGTATCGCACTGACCGGTTACAATCTCCGGCTCTCCATGTGGCAAATTAAGATACCGGCGTATTTTATCTTCCGGAAACAGCAATCCCTCTCGCTCAATCGGTTCCTGTTTGTAGAGACAGCGATATGATATGTCGTCCATCAATAATTGTTGGTCTTCAAAAAATTCTTTTGTAAAACCAGAAAATTCATATTCAAAGTTGCTTTCTCCCGTAACTGGGTCTACATCCGGCACCGCAATAACCTTTACTCTCGGATTTCCCTCGTACATATTTTGGATGCGCCCTATGACGTCGTGTACGCTCCATCTTGTGGCAATATGTATTTCCTTGCAGTTCTTACCGTCCGTGTCCTGTATCTTTCTCTGGCGGGCATCTACGGCATATTTATCCCACAATTTATCAAGGATAATGGGATTCATTGCTTCTTCGATACCGCCTATCATATCGTCAACCAGTAAGAACTTAGAAGCCCTTACTTTACCTGCATTCTTACTACCAACAGACGTACATTGTACGGATGGAAACGATTTGTACTTCCCGACATTAAACTGCTCCATCTTTGCATTTGTGCTCGTCACGGAAAGATTCTGGAAAATTTCATTCCATGTATACTCTTCCTCGTTTGTAACAATATCGTACACACCGTCATAGTACATTCTGGTGATATCTCCGCTGTGCGAATAAAAAAGGCTGAAATCTCTAGGGAACCATCCGGCAACAAGCGCGTGAAACATTTTTTCTACCGTTGTTTTGCCTGCTCCCGGAACAAGGGATACGCACAGGATGTCATATCTATCATCAATCATGCCTTGTAAAGCCTGTGTAAGCCCTATTTTTAGAAATTGCTTTCTTCTTGGCATGTAAAACCGCTCTTTAGGCTCTCTTTTCTTTTCCAAATACTGGAAAGCACTATCCACAACTTTGTTTTGCGCTTCCAAAAGCAAAATCCCGTAATATTTGTCCAGAATTTCATAAGATACCTTGTTTTGGAATGAATATTTCTCTAAATCCCATGGTGTGCCACCTGTAGATTGAAAAATAAACTGCTCCGTCAGTTCTTTCGCTCTGGCAGAAACCTTTAATCCATACTCAACATCTTTTTCTGTCAGAATGGCTACTCTTGCCGCTTCTGCCATGGCATCCATAACCTGTTCATCAACGCCATGCACCTGTATGTAATTTTCATATCCATTTACTGTGGAAATTAGGCTTGAACTTGCCAAAAGAAAAGCACCTCCGCAAAAAAGCAGAAGTGCCTTAAGACCTCTGCCAATAATTTTTGTTGGTTAGCGACTAACTCTGTTTGTTAGCCGGTAATTTTTTATTCCAATTTTGTTATGTTGTATTTTTCTGTTTTATCATCATATATTTTTGTTTCTAAAATTGCCGTGACGGATTCTCCAATTTTATTTGAATATTTATTATATGTGTCACTCCCGGATATAGCATATTCTTTACCATTATATTCAACAGTAATCTTGTAAACTGCCGGATGTGTAATTATTGTTGTTGTTTTACCATTAAAAATCGGTGTTATATATGCTGCTCTGTGGTATTCATCAACTACCTTAACAGTAACACTTGAATATTGTGTATCAACACACTTTTTACAGCCAATCAAAGATAATAAAAACAATATACATAAAATAAAGCATATTATTTTCTTTTTCATAATGATTCCTTTCTTCTGATATACAGCTTAAATATTTGCTGAGCAGTGTTCTACCTCAAATTCATTATTTTCGACGTTATAAATTTGAACTCCATTCTTGTCCGTCTTGTATCTATCAAACACGCACGAAATATTTATGCCATTTCCAACATATCCAACGCTGTCCGCATGGAAGTCTATGTTGTATACCTTTTTCTGCCATTTCCCGTTGGCATAGATTTTTGTAAAGCCACCTTTTCTAGTTTTGATTATAATTTTTGAACGTGTTTTTTTCATTTCCAATGCACCTTAAACCCTTTCGCCGTATAATTACCAACTGCCTGTTTCAGTTCTTCCTTGCTTTTATATTCCTCTCGAAGCATGATTGCTACCTTGTTCTTTTCCACAGCGTATATGCCGCAGGTAACAGCTTTGCTCGCCGTATCAAGGACTGCTTTATACTGTTTGCTGTTCATCTCGTATGTGCTGTTATTGATATTTACAATCATTTTTCATAAACCTTTCAAAATCTTCCATACATTTATAGCACAAGTCGTATGTGACATTTAAAATGCCATTTTTTGTAATCGAATTTCCGCATAATATTCCTTTTTCAATTTCTGCACCACACCTATCGCAAGTGTGCCATTCTTTGCTATGCTTCATCGTGAATATCCTTCCAAACTCTGCAAAATTCCTCGAGTGTTCCCTTGTCCATCAGTGAAGCTATTTCGTGCAAGTTTACAATGTTGATTTCTGCATCTTGCTCATATTGCACGTCGGCAATAAGGTTTATATTGACCATTGGAAGGCTCCCAGCATAATGTTCTATTTTATACGAACTGCATAAACACTGTTCGCCATCAACTGTAACTTTAGCACATTCCGGGTTTCCTTTTATTGGTTCTACTTTGAATCTATGTATATTGCTCATTCTTCCACCAACTTTCTGCCGCAGATAGGGCAAAATGCAATATCAAAGTATCCTTTCGCCATACAGTGGTTTGAATAAATCACAATTCCGGGAATTTTGTCCCCTGTATTCATCATAATTTGTGCATTTGTCAAATTCGTTTCATTTGCACACTTCTGAATGGGAATATTAGCGCCGAATATTCTGTTATTATCGTAATTCTTGCAAAATTTACACATTTCAATTACTTCCTTATAAACCTAGGTTCACAATCTTCCAAAGTTGTTACTTCTATCATTTCCGGTTCATTTTCCGTCACACATCAACGCTCGATTTTTTTCAAGCAAACGCCGTACACAGGATTTGAACCTGCAAGCCTTTTACAGCCAACGGTTTTCAAGACCGCCCCCTAACCACCCGGACATACGGCAAATATAGCAGTGTGGTGGAACTGCTATATCCGAAATTGCTTTTGCCACCACTTTGTACAATTTCACACGGACTTTCTACCGCTTACGGCAAGGTTCACCCCTGTCGTAAGTTAGCGCAGTGTGTAGGACTCGAACCTACAAGGCGAACAAACGCCCGGCGGCTTAGCAAGCCGTTCCAATACCATTATGGGAACACTGCCGAATTTTCTTGTATCGTCAAGAACATTGGGAAAGAAACGGCGGATACCTTATTCGCTAGAGTTATGTCCGCAGGTGGATTTGAACCACCATTCTGCTACCTTGCTTACTCCGATTGTTTAAATGGATTGTAATGGGCTCGAACCATCTTACAGTTTTTCACAACTGCTGCTTACCATCAGCGACAATCCCAAACCGCCATACGACGGTTAGCAATCATATTTTTCGTGCCATGCGTTGCACTATCCTGTGCGATATCACGGGAAATAGGTGGGTGAGGATTTGAACCTCACATGAGCCGTGCACTGCTCGCATTGGAGGGAATCGAACCCATAGGGCTCCAACCATAAGTTTTTAATCTTCGCCCTGTCTACTGCCCATCTGCGTGTCTACCCATTCCACCACCACCTAATTGTATTTTTGACAGCTCAGGCACCGTGGGATAGGCACCCGAACTATCAAGTCTGACTGCTATATGGATTGCTTGTCAGCAAATTACGGAACGATCATCATTCATCACCATATAGTCTTACGCCTAATGCCGCGCTCCGCGGCAAATACCACCGGACGGTCTCGCACCGTCCTTAACAGAAACGTCCTAGTGGCGAAAGGATGTGTCATGAAAAACACCAAGAAGGAGAATTTACGGAATGGATCGTTAAACCCATTCCTCCATCGGAACGGCAGGAATCGGACCTGCGACCGCTCGGATATAAGCCGAGTGCTCTGCCAACTGCGCTATGTTCCGTTACGGCATATTAATATGCCGCAATATAGGATTTTTTATCTTGTTTTATATTTGCTCACGGACATCGGCATTGAATCGCACGCCGAGTTATTCTGATTCAAGCTGTTTTGTCTGTGAGCTTAAGTTATACCGGATGCTCCGATTTCTCGCTCTGGTGCTCGGCGTCGCTATCCAAAGCAATAATACCTGACCTTTTTCCCGGTTCATTTTCGTGATTTATATGTATTCTTTCCTCTGCACAAATGATAGGCAGCTGAAAGCAAATACCAAATATTGGACTATAAAACATTCTGTTACCTCCACATCAGAAACATGTTCAGCAACAGCAACATCACAAGTACCCATAATGCAATTGCTGTTTCTTTGTCTTTGGATTCTCTGCCAGATACAAATAGTATCAGCATAAAAATAACATCCAGCGTCGATATAATCGTTTTAATAATTACCATGGTTGTTTTCCTCTCACAAGTTTCTTTCGCAGGATTCGAACCTGCGAATACTGGAATCAAAATCCAGTGCCTTTCCACTTGGCAAATGGGCGATATTACATTTGTTGTTCTTTCAGTTTCCAATTCCTATCAGGCGATTCAACATCAATACTGCCGCTTCTTTGAAATCCTCTTTCCCAATATCAAGTTCATACCCGTTCTTATCCCTAGCATCCCAAAACTTGTCATCCAAAGCGCTCAACATACTTTCCAAGAAAATGTGATACAGTTTGTCACTATGCATTAACTCATTTCGCAAAACCTCAGATGCCTGTTGAACCGTCTCTGGTGTAAATTTGAATCTAATGTCACCGTTCATATCAATATTCGGCGAACCAATGGTTTCAAAAGTGAATTGTGGAACTTCATCCGCTGAGACATGAAAATCAACGCTTTTGACACATTCAATCTTCTTGCCATCTATGTAGCATTCAGTTCTCAACCGATCTTCATTTTGGTTTACGACCTTAACTCTTGGAATTTCCATACACATATGCTCCTTTAAAGCCTTTTTATTTTTTAGGATATTTATGGGGCTTAGTAAGCAGCTCCTTCTGGGCTTTTGCAACCCCCACCCCCCTCCTGCTGGCTGCTTCTTTCGGCGTTTGCCTTTTCTTTAAATTGTTCTAATTGTTCGTGCAATTCTCTGTTTGCGTTCTAACTATTCGTTAAACCTAAGTTTCTTAAACTGTTTAAACGAAAGCATGCGGCGTAAGGCGCTTAAATACTGGGGTTTGAATTGTTTGAATTGTCTATCACGATTTCACCATTATCCGGGCTTGAATTGTCAAAGTTGTCCGGCAATCTCGCACAATTCAAGCCTCCCAGTTTGGGGAGCTCCGAAGCTGTCAAAGCTCTGGATCTGGCTCCCTGGTCTCTTACACCCGGCATATTAAAGCCGCAGTACTTGTTGAGTGACGGCATGTAGCACATGGGATTGTTTTTCCCGGAGATCTGTAAACCTACAAGGCTTTCTTCCCGCATTTGGTCAATCTTTTTGCAAACGTCGGAAGCCGTGGAGCCTAGCCTTTCGCCATTTACCCATCCGTTAAGTGTATCTCTATGTATGCCAGTAAAAAAAGTAAACCCAACTATATTTATTACTTTCTCATAATCATTGCAAAGCCTTATATATATATCTAAGACTTTATTGACCTTGTCAATATCATATTGATTGCTAATATGATTATCATCTTTAAGGTATACAGGGTTGATTTTAAAAACATTGTCATATACATACTGACAACAGTTATACCACCTATTTTGTGATACCTTGCACATATCCGTTATATTTCTGTCATCCATCCAGAGGTGTATATATTTGTCAATGTCATCGTTGTATATCTCGTCTATATCTACTCTTTCTGCTCTCTGTGCATCTGACATATATATACCTCCTTTCTGAACCATAAAAATAAACCGATACAATCGAGATCATCAAGATCTTAACTGTATCGGCTGCATGACTTCCGTTTCCGTTCTCCGGGTCCTGTGCGCTCTCTGTTGCCCGGATGCTTTTTGATTTACGATAACAATATCATTTGTTGACAGCCTTTGTCAAGTATAAATTTAAACTACTGGGTATATCGCATATATAGATTATATTCGCGCGCGTTAAAATATATAGTTTATGTTTTTTGTACTGTTGATATATATTATATATTATTTACTCCTTGATAAAAAAAATACAATGTATTTGAGAGGATATACTAATCTAATCTTATCTACGTTTCCATTTCGTGTCCATTCTGTATACAAAATTTATCGCTTTAAAGCATAAACGTTAAAATAAATCAAAAAAGAGAGATAGAAAATATCTCCCTTTATCACCAGATTATTAACTTTTATTTTGTCTGTCTGGCGCTAAATCTGTGATGTCGTCTCCTGTCGGGACAACCGTCCAACCCTTGTATGTGTACCCTGGTCGCTGATCCGGCGGAAGTTGACCCATGACGCACCGTTTAACCCTGCTTAATCCTGATGTTATGTTGCGAAATTGCGCGCTATCCGGGGCACAATCAAATAGCTCCTCGCAGTTTTCCCGTAGCCAAAAATTTAATGATCTAAAACAATAATGTTTACCGTCTGGGGATATAAGGTGCCAGTTTTTGGCATTTACATTTGTTTCATACCGGCCGCTCTTAGGGCTTTTTTTTGCTGCCGGCGTGCCTTTTTGTAGGTTGTTAGTCAGCCCTTTCCCCCTTAACTTTTCTTTTGACGCCTCGCTCCACTTGTTCCGCTTGCCTTTGTGCGTCCGGCTTGCCCTTATTGATCTACAATCAGAAGAGCACGTAACCTTTTTGTCGCTTGGGGAGCACTTAAATTCTTTACCGCATATCACGCATTTTTTAATCATAAAATCTCCTTTGCAAGCAAATACAGGCAGACCTAACGCCTGCCTGTTAATAATTGCTTTATGTTTTAATACTGCGGGTTTTCTTTTGCCAACTCCCAAACCTCGCCGAACTTCTCCTCGTGCCGCTTCGCGTACTCGTCAAAAAACTCCTGCTCCGAGCACGGCGCCAGCTCTCGGTGGATTTCCTCGCGCAAATCGTCGTCCATTAAGTTCTCAGCTACTGCATAATTGATTTCTTTCCCATACTCGTTTACACATGTATTTTTCATGATTCATTCTCCTTTTTTTGATCTTGTTTGTTGTTACTGGGCGGCTTTTGCGCCGCCCTTTGTTGCTTGTTGCTTAGTTGTCCTCGATGCCCTTTTGGGTGTCGTCTATGAGACGATCAACCATTTTTTCGGCTTTCTCATAATCCTTAGCCTTCAATACTTCCTTAAGGTCTTTCAGATCCTGTAAAAGTCTTCTTAAGTAACTTTTAAATACGCTCATATCTTCGTCCATGATTTCCCTTTCTGGCTTTCGCCTTATTGCCTTTCGACAATATTATAATAGTCTATTATCGTGTATTTGTCAATAGTCTATTTTCATGTATTTATATTTTTTATAATATCAGTTATTCTTTTATCTATTCTGCATGATAAAACAAAAAAATTCTCCTTACAATTTTTATCCATTTTACTGTTATACAGGTTTACTCCTTTTTGCTGCAAGCAAGCTATATAATAATCTTCAGCGCAAAGTCTTTCTTCGCTTTTAAATTGTCCAGGAATTTCTAATAATTCAATAATTTCAATTTTAAAATTATTATCATAATCTTCCTGAAGGTCTTTGCAGTAATGCTTTCCAGCTTTTAATAAATTAACATGTGCTTTTGCTCTTTTTTTCAAGTTCTCTGTTTCTCCAATGTAAATTCTTCCATTATCTTTATTTATTATGGCATATATACCACCATTTCTATTTTCTGGATAAACAATATTCTTTTTCAAACGATCACCCTCTTTTATATTCCATGATGTCCCCAGGCTGACAATTTAAAAGTTTACATAAATTACATATAACTTCACAAGTCACATTTTCATTCTTTGTCAATTTTGCCACAGTGTTAGAATGTATTCCATTGCTTTTTAGCCACTGCTTATTAAGTTCCTTCTTATCCATAATCTGCCACAGCCTAGAAAAGTCTATTTTTCCATTATCTCCATAGTTAGCCATCTTTACACCTCTTTTCTTTTTATATATGATAATAGATTTTTCGTATTATGTCAACGTCTATTTTCATGTATCATTTTGCACAACAAACAATTATTTTATTTTGTCTATTATTGTGTATTTTGTCAATTGCCATTTTGTCTATTATCGTGTATTATAATATCAACAAGGAAACAAACGAAAGTGAGGGAAGCAGCATGAAAAGAACAGGCTTATTTATTACTTGGATGTCCGGAAGCAAAAACAGCAATGCAATACAGGAATTTAAGAGAAACGGGATCAACTGGGAGTATAACCATTTCGGAGAGCTTACCGCTGATTTTTACGGGGTCGGGATTTTTGAAAAAGTCGATTTTAAACACATTCAAGGCGATGTATTTGAAATCTGCATAGCATAGCCGAAACGCCCGCTAGGGCGTCAGCCGCGGGATGGTCTCCCGGCTCTGATGATGGCAGACCAGAAAGGGAATTTATGGAAAATTTAAGAATTGAAAACAATAAAATTTATACCACTACAGCAATTGGTAAAACAGACGTTTTTGAGATTGTCACAAAAATTCCGAAAGGATTTTTTGTCTGGAATATCGGCGAGAACATGGGAACGCATGAATATATTCCGCTGTGTCAGCTTTTGCACCCAGAAGACAGTAAATGCTTTAGCATTAACCCGAAAACGCTTAAAGCTATAAAGGTTTCGCCGGAAGAATGGGAAAAACTTGAAAAAGCAGGAAACTGGGGAATTGGAAATCTTAAGCAGGCAGAAAAATCCTTGAAAAGCAAGCGCCGCGGCTACGTTTCGGATAAAAAAAGAGCCGCTGCAAATATTACAATAGACATCTTTCGGAAAATTTGCGAATAGTCGAAACCGCCCGCGCGGCGGTCTGGTGTAGGGTTGCAACCTTGCCACTGATGAGACAAGCAAAAAATATAAAATGAAAGGTGTTAAAAATGAAGATATTAGCAAATAAAAACGGCTTTGTATTAGCTCATGATGAATACTATGGAGATTATTGCTTTGGTACAGAAAGAGAAATCAAAAACCTATCTATGCCTTGCAATCAGTATGGAACAAAGAAAGAAATAAAGGCAGAATTAGAGCGTTGGAAAAAAGAGGTTGATTTTGACAATCCAAGAATACTTGAAGTGGAAGCCTTTTTTATATCTGTTTTAACACATTGCGAAAATTAGTCGAAACGGTGGAGATTCCCACCGTCTGCAGGAACCGCCCCACCTACACCGATGAGACAGGGCACAAATGAAAGGATGGTTGAGCATATGAACAAATTAGAAGAAGCCCAAAAAGCATTTTTGAAAGTTAGGGATTATTTATTGGAAAATCAAGAAGATTTTGCACTCGCAAGGGCATATAAAAAGCCTTGGAAGTGGTGCATGGAACATGCTGAGAAAGAAGCTATTGAGATTTTGAGAAAAGAAGTTAACGCATAGAAAGGACGGTTGATATTATGGAATTTATGGAGAAATTGCAGAAACAAAAAGACGATGCGAAAGCCGCTTATATTAAAGCCCGGGACGAATGGGCGGAAACCAGAACCGCCGAAAACATCAAAGGGGATCCCGAAAAGTGGCGCGCCCTTTGTGATCGGAAAATGGATTGTATGCGATTGGGTGTTATCATTTAAGCAAGTGCAGGCGGTGCAATGTTTCGGGGTTCGATTCCCCGGCTTGCCTTTACCCGGAAACGGGAAAATTTGAAAATATGGAGGAATGAAGTATGAAAAAAGAAAATTTTGAGTTATTTTTGGGATGTCTTGGGAATGGCATTACTGTATGTAATAAGTCAGTAGAGGAAAACGGCGCTTATAAGACAATCGCACATATCGCGGAATGTGGGAAAATTACATGGTATGTAAACCCGGTTTCCTGTGTTCCTGGTGGCGATCTTTTAAAAATTGAACATTTCGCAGATGTTCAGCGTGAAAAATGGGAAAAGTGGCTTGATTCTATGCCAGAATTGAAAAGATATGAAAAGCTTCTTGAAACTGTCCCAGCTGATATTATGCTTTACGCTATGAATTTAAACGGCGAACTTTGGCAGAAAATCAATTATTTAAAACAGGTATGCTATGAGAAATCATACTTTTAATACAGCCGCCGCAGAGGATTACAGCCGGATCACTTCCGGCGGCTTTTTTGTTTATACTTGTTGACGCAAAGCAGATGCATTGCGCGTTGACATTTTGGATGTATTGTGCATATAATGACTTATAGGCATGTGCGCGCCTATAATTGCAATGTCACGTAGACATTTGCTTTATTTGTTGTACTCATTTTGTGCATTTGTGCGGAGGTTTCCGCGTCTGCATTATTTCAGCGCTTCCAAAGGGACGACGGCACATAGCAAGATCGAGTGCGTCCAGAACACGGTTGAGTGCAATCTAAGCCTACGCTTGCAAAAAAGTTTCAAAAAAATTTTTCAAAAATCTTGACAGAATTCTCAAAATCTCGAAAACGCTTTTTTGTGCCGAAATCTGACCCTAGGGGGGGTATCAAATTTTTTCCGAATATCTGGGCGAAAATTTCAAAAAATTTTTAAAAATCCAAAATTAAAAATCCTTGTCCAATTCTTAAGGTAGGGGGGATTGAAAATTTTTCCGAAAGTTTTCCGAAGTAAAAAGCAAAGCTTTTGCGGTATAATCGCTTTTGTTTAATTCATCTATCAATTTCTCTCTTGTCATCCCAGGGTTTGTCTTCTGAACGTAATGAAGTAAATCGTCTATTTTGTCCACTATGCCGCCCTCCAATCAATGTTTGCCATCAAATCATCCAGCAAATAAATTAAATCTGCCCCATACAGGCTTATCCAGTCCGCGAGATACTCTTCCTGCTCGATTGGCATATGAATGTTATAGGAAAAGCAAAAACAATGGCAAAGCTCATGAGCCAGTATTTTGCGCAAATAACCATTTTTCGGTTTATCTGAAACATATATAGCTCTGTCGTTCCAATCTGTCACAGCAAGGCTTGTAGAGCCATCAGAGCGCATCAATTTATTACTTGCGCCGTGAACAAATTTTATTTTCCATTCAATACCATTTATTAAAAACATATTTTACCTCCAAAAAAGAAACCACCAGCCAAATATCAGCTAGTGGTTTCTAAATTCATGCTTATTTTACCTTTTATTCTTCAATAAGTAGGTAATTGATGTATCTTGTCGCCGTATCGTTGAGGTCTCTATTAAAATCAAGCAGATCAAGAGCTTATTCCGGTGGATATCCATAACTGGCGTAATATGCCTTTTCGATTGCGCGTAAGTTGTGCAGATCCGATAATTCCACGAGAATCTTGTGATATAAAAATTTTCGAGTCCAACCAAACCGTTCTAGGATTATACTTAACTTCCAGTTGTTCTTTGAAAACCATGTTTCCGTTTCATGTTTCCATCGAATCTCCCAGTGCTCAAACGGGTCTTTCTCCGGAATTTCAGCCTGCGGATTTTTCAAAGCCTGTTCCATGTCGTGAAAGCGATTGATGTATTGAGCTGTGAAAGCCGTTCCCTTAACTCCGGTCAGCTTGTGCGCGATAAATTCGCATCCTTTCTTGGTAATGTCGTAGCAAGGTCTGCTTTGGTTGTTAGCATCTTTATATGTATTTTCTCGAAAGAAATCAACCAACGCAATTTTGCTCTCGTTGCCCAAGCCAATATTGGCTTGGGCGATTTGCGATGTATATCGCCGTATATCTTTCAATAATTTGCCGTGTTCTTTCCCAACCATTTCCGAAACTTCCATACTGGTTAACGTCTGTTCTAATTGTTTCATATGAATATTGTTCATCAGCAAATCCCCCATTTCTGCTTAAATGAAATAATTGTTTTCAAAATAAACTGCAAAAATTTTTCGTCCTGTATGCTCTGGATTTCCGTTATCAACTGTTCTTTCATCTCGCACCGCCTTTCTTGTCGGATGCAAGGTTACTTGTAAAAATCCACACACATTTTAAAAAGTGTTCGCTGAGTACATTCAGATTTTTGGTAATTTCTTCAATATACATTTCTCTCATAGATTTTTCCTCCCTTTCAATTTTTTTATTGAAAAGAGATACTCTCTATGATAAAATATACCACAGAGAGTTATCTCGGTTGATAGAGTGTTGATTGACTTTTGCGGAGTGTCAACACTCTATTTTTTTAACGACCTTTGGTATTCACTTTCTATACCATTTCTAACAACATCAGATTTTGTGATATTTAACTGTTCAGAAGCAAATTCTAATTTTTGAACAGTTTCATCGTCAAGTCGAACTCTAAACATTGTGTCTTTGCTGTTGTCAGACTTTGGTCTACCTGTTCTTGGTGACATTTTGCACCTCCCCTCTTTCTGTCGCTACAACAAATATAATACTGTAGCAACAAAAAGTCAATACCTTTTTGAAAAATTTCCAAATCCACAAATCACTAGCTGATATTCAGTTGTCAATGTTCAAACAAACAGGGGCATTTCTGCCCCTGCCATTACATTTTGGAAACAAGCGTTGACAGCTTGCTTTTTGTCATTGTGCGCTCTTCCGGCGTCATGTCGGAGATAAGTTCCGCCATATCCTCCGAAAGCTCTTTCATGTATTTTTCAAGGTCATGCATCTTTGCGTCCTTGTCCTCCGGCGTATTGCCTTTGTGAAGCTCTTTGCTTTCCATGTAGCTTCTGCGGCTCATTCCGCTTTTACCCTCTCTGCGGTCACGCATACCGCCATCTGCCGCAATTGTAGGCTCTGTGTAATACATTTTGCCAGAGTGACGATCCATATCACGGTCGTGTTCCATTTCCCGGTACATTTCCGGTGTCATGTGCCAGTACGGAGGTTCTTCATATCCGCGGCGCGTACCTCTTCCCTTTGGCGCGAATCTGCCGTCTGCATACCGGTAACGGTCATAATACCGTCTGCCGTCTCCGTAACGCTCAAACATATCAAGAACCTGCTCTGGGTCTGATTCGTCCATTGATTTTGTAAGCGTCCGGTAATACATGGCTTCCGCAAGGTCTTTAAGCATGTCCGTGACTTTTCCCATCTCTTCTGTATCTACACATTCGATACCTTTTGCAAACTCACACTCTGCGCTTTCAGACAGTTTTTCGATCATTTCGTGCATTCTCTTAATATCCATAAAACCGCCCTCCTTACGCTTCCCGGACTGCAATTAAATTGCTGTTCTGAACTTCGATTGCCTGCGCAGACGTATTCTGTACCGCTACCGTAACACAGCAACCGCGAGGAACGTCCACATATGCCTGCGCCGAAACGTTAAAGAAGTTTTCAACTGCCGCCGGTGTAACAATCATTCGAGTTGACTGCAACGGTTCTCCATCAATTGCAATAGCCAGTGAAATAGCTTCAACTGTGCCACCTGTAGGAATTTGAATGTTTCCGGAATAAGATACCAAAAATCTTGCCCAGCACTGATTTGTAAGTCCTCTTAATTTAACAATGCCGCTTCCCTGTCTATGAACAATGCATTTTGTTGCGCATACCGGAGTTTCTGTAAGTGCTACATCTTCGCCCTGTGCAACTGTTTGTAATGCAATTCCTGTAAATTCTGCCATAATATGACCTCCTTATTTTAATTCTGCTATTGTTTTTGTATCGGAGCTCGAAAAAACAAATCCGTGGTCTGGAGAAAATTTTTCCATCAATAGCTCAGAATAATCTTTTTTTGCCATTTTTTCTACTGATCCAGTTATTTCCGCAAGAGTTTTAAGCTCCGAAATGTTAAGCTTTTCAAAATCAATCTTTTTGATTGCTTCGATAAATTTATTTTTAATTTCGTCCATGTATTCTACCTTCCTATTCATGAAATAAAGGGCAAACATATTTCAGTCTGCCCTTTGCGCTTATAAGTAATACTGCTTTTGCAGACATAGTCGAGTTAAACTCAATTAAGATACTCAATTATTCAATTTTGTGTAGCAACTACTTTTAGCAGCTACATCCTGTGTTGCATCCACAACCATACGCATAAGCGTTAGGATTTGGCACAACATATGCCGGGATTGCAGCTGGATTTACAGCGTTGATGATCTGCTGGGTCTGTGCCGACATTGCAGTAGTGAGCAATGCAGACTGGCGATCCTGTGAAGCGGCTCTTCTTAAGTCGTTATTTTCTGCCTGTAAGGAAGAAATCTTTTCCTGGCACAGGTAATCAAGGATTGCCCTTGTTCCTGCCTGCTGACTGTCAATAATGTCTCTCGTGTTGCTGTTCATGGTGTTCTGCAGCGCACAGGTGTTCTGCGCCATATTGTAGTTCACACCCTGGATAGCCTCTCTGGTCTCGCAGCAACAATTTGCCATCTGGGACTGCAAAGCGTTCTGCGCCTGCATAAGTGTCACGTTTGTGGTATTAAATCCCTGCTGTGTCTGGTAGCCAAGGTTGCAGATTGCATTGTCTACACCATGAAAACCGTTCATAATAGCAGTGTTCTGTGCGTAAAATCCATCACAGAGACCATTTGTGATACCATCTAACTTTCCGATGATAGCCTGTGTGTCAAATCCACGCTGGATTGCGGAGTCAGTGTATGCAGATGCTGTTGAACCCATACCTCCGTTTCCTCCCCAGCCATTGCCGCCAAAGCCGCCCCAGCCAAAAATCATAGCGAAGATAATGATAGCCCACCAGCCATCGCCGCCCCACATACCATCATTGTTTCTTCCGTTTCCTGTCACTGCTGCAATATCAGCAAGACTAGGAGATGCGTTTCCATTAAACATTTTGTTTACCTCCATCTGATTTATTTACAAATGGGATAACCGGTTATTGTGCGCGCAACCCAAAATGTACTAATGATTAAACATACTCATAACCTTTTGCTTTGCTTCATCTACTGTAATTCCTCTTTCTTTACAAAGGTTTTCTGCCATTGATTTTAAGCCATTTCTGTCTCCGTTTTGATACATTTGCATGGCATTTTTAGCCATTGGATTATTCTGTACCTGTGGGGAATTTACCATTTGATTTAAAATTGCCTGCATTGGGTTCACTCTGGATCACTCTCCTTTTTTACCTGTGAAGTTTTTCTTTGACCGTTAGGAAGTTTATCTAATCGGTTTTCTATCTGTTCAATTTTTCCAAAAAGTTCATCGAACTTCTGCATAAATGCACCTGTGCACTCGTCTGATAGGTCAAATTTCATTTTTTCCGTCTCATGCGATAAATTGTTAGTCATATCATTTAAAACAGGCTTAAAAACGATTGTGCGGATTGTACCATCTGAGTTCCAGCTTTTGGCGTATATTTCCGACATATCCTGCTTTGGGAAAAACGCCACGCTTCCATCCATCGGCACATCGTTTGCAGTAATATTTTCAACAGAAGGCACAATTTTCCCATTTATTCCAATAGGCGTCATTTGTGTCTGCTGAATTTGCTGTGTTTGCGCCGGTTGAAAATAATTTTGCGGCTGTTCAATTCTTTGCTGATTACCATATGGATTATACCCATATGATGCCTGATAAGGAATTTGCTGACTATATCCCGGTGCCGGATAAACTCCGTTCATGTTCATTTTCTTCAACCTCCTCCAAAACATCCTCGATTGCGTGAATGATAGATGACTGCGTTGACAAATCTAATGATTGCAATTCTTTTCTGGCAAAAATTTTCTCAAGAACATCGTCAGAAAACATTATCATCCCTCCCTTTGCTTATATTGTGGCATAAAAAAAGACGGTAAAACCGCCAGAATACCGTCTAAATAACGCCTGTTTCCCGCCGTATCACCGCCAAAATTGCAATAAAAAAAGAACGCCTTAAGCGTTCGTACGTTTGTTCGTGTTACCTTTGGTGTTACCTTTGATTTTTACTTTCAGAAAAGGCACCATTCAGAATCTCCTTTCTTCCAGTAAAATCAAGGCTTCACAAGGTTTTCTTAAACAAAAATAAAGTAGCGGAAGGGAGATTTGAACTCGGTATCAAACCCCGCAAACCCGCATAAATACTAGGTTTCTTTACACCAAAAGGTGTTACCTCGTGTTACCTTTTACATTGATAGTGCTTTCGCAATGTATTCTTGCATCTCACTCTCTGTTTTATTATTAAAATAATAATGGTCAAGCGTTGTTCTAATGTCAGTGTGACCCATTTGAGTTTTTATTACTGACTCTGGAACATTTCCATCTATTAGTTTTGTGGCATATGTCTTTCTCGCCTTATGAATTGAGCGCTCAAAAATTCCTAACTTATCGCAAATCACATATAAACGTCTTGTAAATGCTTGTCCTTTTATCCTTTTACCTTTTTTCATAAAAATATATTCTCCAAAAGGGTTAATCATTTTTATTTTTCTCATAAGTTCATTGGTATCTTCGGTAATTATAACATCTCTAAATCCAGCATCGCTCTTTGGAAAATTCTGAACATCAAACACATATTTGCCACCATCATCTCGGTATCGTATTTCTGTCTTTGATATATGTATCTTATTTTCTTCAATATCTGACCATGAAAGAGTGGATATTTCTCCAACCCTCAATCCAGTTTTAAATGCCAGGATAATTCCAAGCTCAATCAATGTGGGTTGGTCTTCCATTATGAATTGTTCAATCAAAAGCTCTTCATCCTTAGAAAAAACTAATTCGTTGTCAGACTTATGATTCCTTTTAAATGACTTTTCCGAAATTTCCAAATCACCCATGAAACTGGTTATGCTTAAGCTGGTATAATGTTTTTTCTTTGCATATTTGAAAATTCCGTTAATCAATATCCGCATATCGGAGTACGCTTTCTGCGTAAGTTCCAGCTTTGAAATAGCTGTTTTTATGAATGATTCCAATATTTCTTCGTCAATATACCGGATTTTTCTATTTGCAATCGGCAAATACTTATTTTCAAAAAATCTTTTAAAATTCGTTTCGTACTTGTCCTTTGTCTGCCTTGTTATTTCACCATATTCCAATTTTTCAGAAATCCAGCTAGAATATACTTGGCTGATTGTCGGTTCATCTTCCATGGCTTTATAAAACTTCACTATCTCGTCTTCTATCGCCTTTTCAGATGTTCTTTTTACAAGTTTTTTCCCTCTCTGGCTTTCTTCGTCGGGCAAATATGTGTAAAACTTACCGTCTTTTCCTTCCCAAATGCTGTAGTTGTGTTTTTCAATAAATTTCTTCCTTTCGTTCATCTCAATTTTTTTCTGAATGGTGTCTATGTCGATAATACCATTTTCAATAGCAAAATTCAACAATTCACTTTTAGAAAGATTTTCCGTTTAAATCACCTTCCAATCTCTTGACTTTTTGCTTTATATCAAAGATACGCCTTTCTACTGTTCTTAGCGGAATACAAATTTTCATTGATATTTCTTTTGGTATAAATCCACGGGCAAGAAGAGAAAATATTTCCTCTTCCTGCTCCGTAAAATTGGCGTTTTCAATAATTACTTCAAGCTCTGGCTTAGTCAGTTTTGAAAACTTCATAAGCCAATATCCTCCAATATTTTATTCTTCTCCCTGCCAAATCTTCGGTGTACCGTCTGCATTAAGCATAACGATAATGCTGCATTCCTTAGCCTTCCAACTTTTCAGATACATGACACCCGTGTCTTTGTCCGCGTAGATACTGTAATTCAGCTCACTTTCTACCAATACCATCGTATTATCCTGCCCTGCGCTGACGTTTGCCATGTCACTGCATCCGGCGATCAAGAGTGTTGCTGTTAAAATTGCTGCTAAAATTTTCTTTTTCATAACTGCTCCTTTTCTCTGCTCTCTTCTTCCTCGATTGCCTTATAAAACTCGCTCGCTTTAATTTCTGTCATAAAATCGAGTAGCTTTACTTCTACATTCTCCGCCGAACCATATAAAACATCACCGATCATAAAGCACCTTGTGCTATATTTCCCACAAAATCTCATTCCGTAGCAGAAGTAATCCGGTTTTTTCGGCTTTGGTACCGTCTTTGCAATCTCAAGCCAGTCCTTGGTAATCTGACAGTTTGCTCTGAAACGTCTAACACCGTTTTCGTAATATAATTTATTTTTTGTAAACATCCCCTGAAATTTCTGCAAATCATTTTCAGTTGGAATAATTATTACCGCTCTATCGTCTGGAATATATTGCGTCGACTCAATCCCGTGTTCCTCCGAAAATTTCTTAAATGCCTGCGCATTCGCTTTTACATCTTTCTGATACTGCACATATGCTTTATAAAAATCACTGTCTTTGTTAATTGTAAAAAATTTCTCCATCTATTTATCCTCTCTTCCCGCCCCGCCGCATTACTGCTGGCGGAGCCTGTTTGACCTCATGCAAACCGGAGCTGTCCGGTCTGCTCAAAATAAACTCATCTGCTGTTCATCGTAGTAATATTTCTTTCTTACCGGTACATACCCACCGTAAAATATTTGTGTAACCCGCTCTTTCTGTTTCAAATTCGCCATGTAATTCATATCAACTTCCGGCGGAACTGCAAGATAATATTCATCCGGCAGCGGCAACCGATTCTCTGTGCAGATTTCCCGGAGCTGTCGCTGATAATAAATGATATGGTTCCGTGTCAGATTCATGTTGCACCCATCCGGCCAGAACGGATCACTGCACCCGTTCTGCTTGATATCTTTCCAGTGCTCTATCTCCTGCCGGATGTTCCTGCGGCACTCTCTCACCTTATCCTCTGCTGATTTTTCTATCATGGCAACACCTCCGGAAAGTCCTCAAATCCCATCTGTTCATCTCTTTCAAAGACAAGCATTTCTCCCTTGGCTCTCTGATAAAAATTGCGATCAATTTCAAATCCGAAAGCATTTCTCCCTATCTCAGCTGCCGCGCGCAATGTACTACCGCTTCCGCAACACGGATCAATAACCACGTCGCCCGGGTCCGTAAAAATCTCAATCAGTTTTTTCAGTACCACAACCGGTTTCTGCGCTGGATGTATCTTCGGAATGTCCTTTCCGTCCTTTTCCCAGGTAAACCAGTTGAAGATCATATGCCCCGTACCTCTGATGGTTTTCCCCGCTTCATCAAATTTTGCCCCATTTCTGAACTTTGGCAACTTGTCCCGATACAGTACCAGAGCATACTCTGTAGCTCCTACAACACGCATATTTGCTTTAAGCACCTGTGGGCTGTAATTTTTTACAAACACAAGCGGTATGTAATGCTCAAATCCATGCTTCTTTGCCGCCGCAATCAATGTCTGCATCTGCTCAAAGGCGCAGAACACGATCATGCACGGCGCGTCAGAACTTCGCCCTCTAGTTCCGGCTTTCTTCGGTTCTTTCTTAAGCATCTTGCTGCAGAAATGGAAATATTCATACAGGTTGAAGTTAAAATCTGAATTGAACGCCGCTTTACCCGCAAGCTTACTCTCTCCGTTTTTATTGTCTCCACCGTTGTACCACATCGGATTACTGCCGTAGAAATTCTTCCCTACGTTGTAAGGTACATCGGCAATAATAAGCTGCGCCGGCGGTATCGCATATTTTTTATAATTCTGCATAAAATCTCTGTAAATTTCACATTTTGTTTTCATTTTCTTCAAAAGGAACCCGGCGCGCCTTTTATCCGGATAGGTTCCGGCTCCTTTCATATCAATTTTTCTAATTCCGGAATAATCTCTTCCGGCTTAACGCACTCCGGTAGCCGTTTAATTTACTTGCTCTGCTCTTTCTCATGTGCACCTCCCTCTATAGCATCTAAGCATCCGTTCCAGCCTGCATCGAACCTTCCATTGTCGCAATGCTCTGGATGAGCTGATTTCTCTGGCAGTTCCCGGAGTGGGCACCAATCCGGCTTTTCTCCGTCTGGTACAAGTTTCCCTGTCGCACAGCACAGATATTCGTCATCATTCTCTGTCTCATAGCACAATGTGCATTTCTGGCATATCTGTTCCGGCATATCCATAATCAATACTGCTTTAGCCATACCTCACACTCCTTCCGGTTTCTCGCACCGCTCAAATTCGATAACCCAAACCCACGGATTTGCATCCCAACCATACCGGTCAAGGTCGGATTTCTTGATGGTTGATTCCCACAGCCAAGCAAATTGCTCCTTTGCAATCCCGTACTCTGTGTCTACTTCTGTTCCATAATTTTTTTCACCGTATCCGATATCATCATAGAAAAGGTTTCCAACACCTTCGCTTTCTGCCCCCTTTGGTGTTATATCCTGCAACCGCTCCACCCTCACATCCGTAACCTTTAACCAGATACGTGCGGCTTCTTTCGGCATATGGATGGATGGTTTCCATTTTGTAACATCTGCGATGTCATCTTTCTGCCAATCTTCGTAGTAAAAGTATCCGTTCGGTGCCTTTTTCCATGTTTCCCGGACATACAGGATATCGCCCGGCTCGCAAGGCAACTTAAAAAATTTCTCTCCATACCCATCTGCAAATGTACCTCTACACGATATGTACCCTTTAGGTGTAAAAGCGGTATATCCCCATACTGCATCATCAGGAATAAAGCCTTTTACAATTCTTCTCGTTGCATCTTTTCTCCCGTCCAGAATCGCCCGAACCATTTCTGTATTGAATAAAATCGGTTTAATTGCCATCTACCGCACCTGCCTTTCTTCTCGTTTCTGCCCTGTGTTTTGCATCATATCTGTTGTGGCATCTCTGGCATAACGCTCTAAGATTACTGTAAGCGCAATTTTCCGGTTTATGGTCTAAATGCGCTATTGTCAGGACAACTTTTGAGCCATTTTCGCGGATAGCATAATTCTCAATTCCACAAAATTCGCATTTATTGTCTGCCCGTTTAAGGATATCTTTTCGTATGTCTTTCCAGTTTGCTGGATATCTTTTCCGATTTTCTGGTTTAATTGGCATCTACTCCACCGCCTTTCACAATCTGGATTGCTTTGCCTATGCACTCTTCTATGCATTTTTCATATGGAGTGTTTTTATAATAGTGTGTTTCTTCATTTCCATAGTCTTCCAACTGTCTTACAACCTTGTCAGTGTCGTAGGCAGTCGGCTGTGCATCAATCAGCTCACACAGTGCATTAGCCTTATTTGCAGGATAATTATTGGAAATAGCCATTCCTGCAATCAGTCTTTTAAGCGCATCCGCATCAATCTGTCTTCCCATCGTTCGCCCTCCTGTTCCATTCAGTAATTACTTCGTCCAGATTGTGCCCATTCGGATAAGACAACAACGGTACCGGACAATCTGGATTATTACACTTAACCATATACATCATTCCATCGCTGCTCCAATGTTCGATTATGGGTTTCTTGCCACAAAACGGGCATTGTTTCAAATCTTCACTCATTCTTCATCATCTCCACTTCTTGATAACTTCAGCTCCGTTCCATCAATATTCCCCGCAAGTTTGTTCTGGCAGTGACACAAAAGCGTATCCAGCTCCTTAGCATCTGTTATCTTTGCCGCCCTTATGTATTCAATGACTCTATTCACGCTTTCCATTCTATACTTGACTATCATTTTGTTATATGCGGTTCTTATGCTTTCAATTTCCTGTTCGTGACGTCTGATTTCTGCTAATTTAGACTTGCAAAAATTATAGTCACGAACAAGCTTATCTTTTCTGTGTTCTGCAACTTCTTCCACTGTGTAACCTTTTATTTCACTCATTCTTCATCACTCCAGTCCAGCTTTTGACCACAATTCTTACAAAAAGTTCCACTTTTAATAGCTTGATTACAATTAAGACACCAATAAGCGCCTCTTAAATACTCTGCATTTTTTACTATACCGATATATTTTTTGTAATCGATTGGCCTAGGCTTCTTGGCTTTCTGCTTCTCCATCGCCGCCTGGCATTCTTCTAAAGTTCCAACCTTACGATATTGCCGCCAGTCGCTTAACGCTTCAGCAAAATCTTTCTTCATCTCCTGCAATTCTTCCGGTGTGCCGATTGTGCGGTACTCTTCCACTTCTGCTTCCAGTTCCTCGATGTATTCATCTTTGTGGTCGCAGTTCACACAAATCTGCGTCGAACGGTTTGCAAACTCATTTTTGATGTTGGGATTAACAACTGACGTATGCCAGCGCTGAATCTCTTCCAGTGCCTTGATCGCCATTTCCAGATCTTCCATTCCGTTTTCCCCGGCTACCTGTTCCACCGTATGCATCCGGTACTTGATTCTTTCGATTGCTTTATTCTCCGTCATGGCTAC